AGTATGAGAGAATTAGGTCCCTTCAGATTGATCGCACCTGATCTAAGTATCCCACCAGCCGACGTTTGATTATTAGAACTAAATCCAAAGAGTTGATGTGGTGTCGTTAAGGAAGATGTCGTTTGTAAGAATCCATTTGTTCCATCAAAAAATTCGAACGTGAATGCATTAGATGTTCCCACGTTGGAAAAGCTAATCGAATTTGTATCATCATCATACACGGCGAGACTCACATTTGAAGATGGAGGTGCCAAAAGAGTTTCAAGATCTTGAGCCAAAACATGTCCATTAGAATAGTTTGTTTCGGGTAACGTGATGCTTGTACCGTTCACACTGAACGTGTTATTCGTAGGGCATATCATGAGTTGTGGTGTAGGAATCCTGGCGGAAATGAGTTTAATCTCAGAGACGTCATAGATTGGATTTTTCAGATGAACTATATAAGTATTTGGTTTTGAGAATGTGTTTGAATAATCATCTATCACGTACGAACCGTTAACGTCCTGATACGAATTTGATGCGATTATATTCACACCGTGTTGACTACTATCTATGCTGAGGTTATGGACCTTCATTAAAATAGAGGTATACTATTTTAATGATTGTTTTTCATCAATCGACCATTTTTTTCATTTAAGCATAAAGTGAATGTGAGAGAGGATTGTTCTTTAACTGCTTCGTCGCAATATCGAGCGTTCTCGAGTTGGGGTTTTCATTACCCTTGTAAGGATTGAGTTGATGGAATGTGTTGTTCTGATATTGTTGGGTCCAGGCACCATTCGCAGCGTTCATACGACCATCGATTCGAGAGGTATCACTTCTAACCGTTGTAATTTGTCCACCTTGCTTGAGGGCACTCTCACGGACATTCATGCGACCAGCGTTACCCATACGATTGGGCTTACCGCGACGATCTTCGGGTCGGAAACCATACTTCATGAGCTCCTCGTTCGTTTTCTCAGTAATCTTGGTAGCAACATTATTCGTGTACCCACCATGGAAACTGTGAATACCTGGGGCTGGCTGGTTCGCGTATGCGTACTGTTCATCATTGCGATCACCTTTGAAACGAGTTGGGTCTTGGGCGAGTGTCTGCGCGGAGACTAAACGCTTGGCGCCGTTGAAACCCAACCCATCCTCACGTAGACCAGTCTCGGATCGGTTGGTGGTACGCTTAGTCTTCTCGTGTTCGTTGCGGGGGACAACACCGGTCATTCCCTGAGCGCGACCAGCCATAACAGGTAATCGAGAAGGAAGATACGCTGTCGTATCTGGTTTATTGTGAGTGAGTTCTCCAACTTTCGACGAGCGTCCACCTGTAACGTCCATGGCGGGACCTGATCGTCCTGGGAGAGTAGTGAGTTTGTATTCACCCACATTAATTGGGTTAATTCTAAGCATCTGTTGGAAACCACCCACCGCTGGTGTATCGGCGCTGACACCGAGACCTGGACCCACCAACTGTTTCTCGATGGGGGAGAGGTTATTCATGCGTCCCTGATCATACATACGACCACGCATTTCGAGAAGCTCTTGACCACCCGACCTTTGTTGACGCCCAATATCCGCGAAACTATCCATCTCTCTTTTCGCGGGGGCGGCTACCCTGGACACGAAATCATTCTCCTTAAAGTCTGGTTGAGGAGGGGAGGGTCCGGGTGCGATTACCTGTACCCCTGGGGGGGTATACAGCTCCGTTTTAGACTTTGTGCTCAGTGACCGACCGGCATAAATGAGACCAGCTATAGCTAATATGGAAATAGGATCTGCCATTCTTACTTCTTAACGATATTTTTATTGACGTATCTTTTCTGGAAAAGTCCGTTTTGGAGTTCAGCACGGGTACTCGACGGCTCGTATCGCATGGTGCGAAGAGGGGTCTTGCACTCCATGTTGGTGAGAGGGAACAGATTACGCTCATATGTCTGAACGATGGTCTTGTTGAACCGAGATGTAGATTGTGGTCTGAGCTGATCACTCGTTTCAATAAATCTCGCTGGGGCACCTTTACCCGCCATATAGGGGGCGGTACCGTACAACATCGTATTGGGGCGAGAACCATAGTTCAGGTGACTGGGCTGAGGGTAAACAAACACTTCATCTGTCGCTCTCACAGATGGGAGAGCGCCTTTATTTTCGACAATAGAAAGACCAGGTTGAAGCTGATATGCCATTTATTAATACACAAGAATATTAATCCACATTAACGTCTATCACCACTTCTCTGAAGACCACCAAATGCCTCTAACTGGGTACCACGCATGTCGGGGCTGCATGTTTTCGCATCACTCTTACACATTGGTTTATTCTTCGATCCGTATAACCACTCCGCGAACTCCGTCTGGTCCCCTGGAATCTTCGACACGGCGGTCGTCACGAACTGTCGTTCATACGCATTACGTTGATACTTGGGGAGTGTACTACGGGAACGCCCCGAATCGTATGAAACCTGGTCACCACTGAATTTATCCATGAGTGTTTTTTCGGATGCGTAATAACATGCTTCCAACCTGTTTGGGGCATCGCTGTAATCCGTCATTAATACATTCCCGAGAGGATTCTCCATCGTTGGTTTCTGACACATTGATGTGGTCTGTACATCTCCATACGGTTCCTTGATGACATTCATCTTATACATCACAAAGATGATCGATAAGACAGTCATACCTAAAATGAACATACGGAGATCACGACGAATGAGGAATAATACACAAGAAGCATAAATAACAAATCGTGAGGCGGCATTAATTCTATCCTCTGGTGTTTGTTTACTATTAGGCCAGAAATCTAATATTTTTTTAGTATTGACAAGTTGTGCAGGATCTTCAAACCAAACTTTCATTTAATATAGTCGAGGTTTATTTTTTTGGTAGACCACCCATTAAACCAGACATCATCTTCATGAGGGCATCCTGATTAAATTCACCATCACCGTTTTGCATCTTATCAGCGCACTCTTTCGCGAGAGTTTCAATCATACCGAGTGTTTCCTCTGGAACTGACTGAATAGTCGTACCGAGGATGTACAGGGTCTGGAGATACTGCCACACGGCAGCCTTGGTGCCTTCATTCATGCGCATCCACAAACCGACGAGATCGAGCTCATTGAGAAATTCAATATCGGGGGAGTGAACGAGAATGAAATTTTCATCCTTCGCGGAAATCATATCGGCGTGGGGGGAAACACTGCTCATGAAACCATCGACGACGAGCTTGGGTGAAGCTGTTCTAATAAGATCATACGATGTTAACATCTTTTTGATACTCTTTTCATCTGGAAAGGACTTGTGCAATTCCACAAGAAATTGTCCCATCATATCGTTAAACGCAGAGACGGACGCCATTTTCTTATTAAATACATGTAATCTTTAAGTTTAGAAAGGTTCGTTAGAAATGGTCTCTTTTTTACCAAGACCATTGAGTATGATCATGTAGACGAGAATAGCGACGAGAACCGCCGGCTTCACGTACTGATTTAATTCCAATTTTCCTTCGTTGTTTAAATATGCCTTGAGATGAATATACCCGGCTGTCGTAGCACCCGCTATGAGAGCGGCGTAGACTGGGTCACGTAAATAATCAGAGAGTTCCATTTAATAATAGCCAACTTTTTTTGTACGAGTCTCTGGTGCGTCACCGAATAGCACATCATCATCTTCGGGCTGCGGCTGAGGCTGCTGCTGCTGCTGCTGCTGAGGTTCTGGTTCTGGTTCTGGTTCCATGTACCCTTCCATGGGTGTCTGGACAGTCGGGATCGTTTTAAACTCCTGATACCCTGGTTCCATCTGTGGTTCGGGTTCCATCATTGGCTCAGGTTCCATCATTGGTTCGGGTTCCATCATTGGCTCGGGTTCATCGAAGATATCAGGGTCTTCGCTATCATGCACTTCACCATCAAGATCAATGTCCCTGGATTCCTGGGACATGTATGTCTGCAAAATCTGCTGAACGGGGATGAGTTCCTTTACGGAATTCTCGATGCATAGACATAAACGAATGTTCAGTTTCTCGTCTCGGTTGTAAACGCTCTGTTCCTCATGGAAAATGTATGGGTCCCGGTAGAGATCCTTCGCGATATTGTTATAACACGTTTGGATGAAAACCTCGTTCGTAGGGAGTTTGAGAGAAATCTTCTTGTTATCAGCCCTGAGTCGAACCGCGGAAAGAATTTTCGTACACGCGACGAAAACAGCAGCCAAGAGATCATTGAACCAAGCACACCTATTCGCGATATTATCCGAGTGTTGTTTAGACATGGCGTTCGACCAATTGGGAACTTCCTTGAGTAATTTCTGAAACATTATCAAAACTTTCCGCCCCTTGGAAAGTTTAGTCGCTTCATCGTACATATCATTAAAAACGTCAATCATAGGTGGACACATAATCATACACATCTGTCCGAGGTATTCCTTCTTCGCCTCGACTAGTATATTCAAATTATCCATTTATGATTAATTGGGTTTTAAATTAAAAATTTACTACGCACCATTTCGCCTGTACTGGTTGGCTATCTTCTTGAGATTCATTAGATTTGGGAAATCGGCATCATCTTCAACTTCTTTGTGTGATTCTCTTTTCTTTTTTGAGGTATTCCAAGATATGTATATATCAAATTCACTCAATAACTGAACGTCAAAACCACCATTCTGGAACTGTCTCATGACATATTTAGCCGCAGCACCCCGGTCATACACTGGATAACCAACGAGAAATATAGGTACTGTGAGAAACACCTGTTTGTGATTGAGTTCTACAGATTTTCTAATCTTCGATGAAAACTGTTCGTAAATTTTTGTATAAATTTCTTTTTTTATCCTTTTCTTCTTATCATCAATTTTTATGATGTCATTGATGCTGATCATTACAATTAACTTAATTTATTTTTTGTGGATTCTAACCCATCGATATTTGGCATAGCACTCTCCTTGATGAGCTTATAGTTGACAAATTCTTTACCGATAGAATCTTTCGTGTATATACTGATATCATCGGGTGCCTGATCACGGAGAGGCTGGGATCGGAGAGATCGTATACGAATCTTCCCATCTTTTTCAATGAACGACGCGACCACGGTGAAACCAAACGAGAATCCATCATTCTTCACGACCATAAACACACATTCATACATCCTGTCTGGACCACCCTCGTACGTCTTGACCGACTGTGTCTCTATTATGTACACAGAAAACCCAAGGCGTTTGAGCAACTCCTTGTTCGTTTCCATCGCGAACTTCTCCATCATGTCATGATCGACATTACTCTCTACAAGCGAATACCCAGAATAGTCTGGTCTGGGGTCATCGAGTTTTATGTAGTTGACTGGTTTCTTATACCCTGAAAATCCAAATGATTCGGAATATGTCTCACGCCTGAACATCACCAGGAGAATCGCGACAAGTATAGCCCCGATCGCAATCTTAAGTGTATCCATCTTTTACTATAATGCGTTAATTTTTTTTTACAAAATACCCTATACATATTAGATGTCACTGTTGATTTACAGTCCGAGATGTAAACACTCCATGGATTTAGTTCAATACATTAACGATAACAAACAATTGAAACAGCTTGTACATTACCATAACGTCAACACACAAGGTATACCGGGAGAATACGCCAGTAAGATCAACCGTGTACCGACCATGCTGACCAAAAACGGAAAGATTCTCGTGGGGAACGAAATAAAAAACTGGTTAGAGTCGCTCTTACCCAAAAAGGATATTGAACACGAGGGGTTTGGTAGCGCAATATGCTCGATGTCGGCATTGGATGGAAGTGATAAAGATTCAGGTCTCTTTTATTTAGATAATTACGGTCAGTCGCTCCAGCCCGCGATGACAAAGGAACTCGAGGATAAGATTAACAGGGATGTGGCTAAGGGTGAAGTGTATAAGGATTTAAAGATGTAAGTCGATTTTATCTCAATAGATATGAAATTAGTTTCGATACAGGCTACCGCATTCAAATCAATATTTGAGGTTCTAAAGGATATCTTGAACGATGTGAACATATATTTCAGACCACAGGGGATGTATGTAGTCACATTGGATACAGCGAGAACCTCTCTCATCGACCTTTTCCTGGCGGCTGATAACTTCGAAGAATACGAGTGTGATCAAGAAGAGATCATCGCTGGTATAAACATATCGAATACCTTCAAGATTATGAAAACAATCACGAATAACGACGTGATTAAGATTGAAATCAATTCTAAGGAGTTCATGAACATCGAAATCACGAGTGAAAGTAAGAAGACGAGTACCAAGTTTCAACTTAAACTACTGGATATCAACGAGAATCATATCGAAGTACCAGATATTGAGATGTCCACTATCACAACCTTACCATCCGCAGATTTCCAGAGACTCTGTCGCGACATGTCCAATTTGGGTTCGGAAATTGAAATTAGACGGGAGGGGAACATGATTCATTTGAAATGTGAAGGTGATTTCGCAAATCAGGAAACATCTATCGAATGCCCTGAACATAGTCCCAATTATACAGGGTTATATAGTTTGAAGTACCTGAATATCTTTACAAAGGCGACGAGTATGTGTGCGTCTGTGCAAATTATACAAGAAAATGGTAACCGGTTTTTAATTTTAAAATACAACGTCGCTAATTTAGGTGAGCTTAAATTTTATCTGGCTACTAAGGTATCTGAAGATCCGTAGTGTATCCTTCTAAAGTCGACACCGTCTTTTTCATACCTATAGCATTCTTCATCACAATCTTTGGAAATCTCGTCTTGAGATATTCCGGCTCATAATACAGAAAATCCCTGAGTGGAACCTTTTGTTGATGAAAATCACACCTTGGACCCGAATACCTTCTCACCTTTTCAGTAATGTTTCTAATCGGTTTATCATCATGATCGACTATCCAGACACTACTCAATGGGATAACAAACTTCATTGATGATTCTTCATTTTTACTTTCGATCGTGAATGTATGATCATTTGATATTACAGAGTATACTTTATCGTTGAAGTAATATTTGATTCTTAATATAATTTTTTCAATATTTTCTGGGATGGTGGTGGTTCTAAAATCATAACCCGTCGGAACAACGTAAAAATCTTCGAGTATACCATCCCAGTCCTTACTTTCCCTTTTCCAGAAATCATCTTCGAGGTGATACTTCAAATCATAATTTATCTTGTACTCCATTTTTTCGGAAATGATTTGATAATCCCTTGGTGTGGTAAGTTTTTTATATAAAAGATAAACATTACTTAAAAGTTTAAAGAACATTATATAAAGAATGGAAGGTAACTTTTTAAGTAGATATAATAATAAAATAGAAGAATGGTCAGACCTTATTAGTCGAGAACCACATAATAAATCTAAATATGAATCTGAGATGTCTCAATACATTATTAAGTGTATGCCTTTCATAGAACGCCATCTGAGTCAGACAGACGACAAAATACATACAGATAATGTGTTCAATGTGAAGGAGACTGTTGGGTTGGCTCGAAAGGATATATTTACAGATTATCTCATAGACGTAGAAAAACAAAACATATACAGACACCCCGAGCGAACACTCGATATATGTAAGACATGTCTAGATAGTAATATCGTTCATGTCCAAGACACGAGTGACTTGATATGTGATGGATGTGGTCTGGTTGTCGCCGCACACATAAATCAAGAACTCACCTACAGAGAAGAACAAGAAACATCCGAAAAGATCATCAACTATTCATACAAACGAGAAAACCATTTCAATGAATGGCTCTCACAGTTTCAAGCACAAGAGACCACCACGATACCAATTGAAGTGATGGATCAATTGAGAGCGGAACTCCGAAAGATGAAAATTAAAAAGCTCGAAGACATCACACATATAAAAATTAGAAGTCTACTGAAAAAGCTACGACTCAACAAGTATTACGAACACGTACCCTACATAACCAACATCCTAAACGGCATCAAACCTCCAAACATGCCACAAGAACTCGAAGAGTGTCTTCGCATAATGTTCAAGGATATTCAGAAACCATTCGACGACAACTGTCCAACAGAGAGGAAGAATTTCCTCAGCTATTCCTATGTCCTCTACAAATTCTGTGAACTCTTGAGTGAAGATCAATATCTCCAATACTTCCCACTTTTGAAATCCAAGGAAAAGTTATATCAACAAGATATGATATGGAAAAAGATTTGTGAAAAACTTAAGTGGGAATTTATTCCGACAGTATAATTAAATGTCGATCGAAGAATGTCCGAATTTTCCTGTATGTCGTAAGATGATGCGACAGGGGTTATTAGTCTGTAGTAGGTGTTTTTGGAGATTTAGTAACAAATCCTTGGAATTTAAACGTGATAAGTGTCAAATATGTATCCAAGAGACAGAGTGCGTCAAAATGCGTAAATGTTCACACTTTGCGTGTCCAAAATGTTTCAATAATTTTGATATATGTCCAATTTGTAGGGACTCAAAATAATATACGGATATGATAAATGGCTCTCGTGTACATGGTTATGAGCAATTCCAAGTATCTCAGTGAGCATGGATACGAAGACGTAAAGGACAAGAGTGTATTGGCGCGTCACCGCGCATTGATGCGTGTTATTCGATCAGGCGAACCCCCCCTCAGCCTGTTTCGCCGTCTAAACGCACTCATGATACTCTTCAAGAACAAAGACCGTAACCTTTCCAAAATTTTTAAACAGGATAGAGATTGGGTGAAAGAGAAACTAATATAAGATGATTCTTATCGACCGAATTATTAGGATTCTCAAAAATGACATTTACTTACCTTACAGGTGTTACGTGAATAAGAGACAACTCATGAATCCTCGAGATTGTTGTACGTGTAAGAATTTCTGTAGAAAACCACCAAGTGGTGGAACACCTGTATACATTAAAATATCGAGTATTAATAATGTGGATACTTCTCGTAATCGCGCTTTTATTGAATACGCTCGTCGGAAGATTAATATCAAAACCACGAGGTGAAGGGTTTGGGGGTCAGATACGAGATGTTGGTTTCGACATCTTACCAGATTTGAGTAAACATGAGATATTACACGACATCACATTAATCGTACCTTTCATTTTCTTGGTACTCAACTGGAAAAATATAAATCAAAAAAAATACATATCATTTCTGACCATCATGTATTTCATGCGGGCGCTCTCAAATATGGTGACTCAATTTCCAAGAGCGAAAAGTAAACCATGTAGTCAGAATAACCCACTCTCGAACTGTAACGATTACATGTTCTCGGGACACACGACATTCAATATCGTGACATCTTACTTTTTAAACAATGGATTATTCCCCGTGTACCCAATCATTTCATCTCTCGTGACCATTTCCACGAGAGCGCATTATAGCATTGACGTTCTCATGGCTTGGATTATATTTTTTGCGCTCAAGTGTACAGTTAAATGATACGATGACCATCTCTTCTCACCCTATATGAATCTTCCGAACCTCAACCTCCCGACCAGGATGAGGTGGGTAATTCACCAGATACGCCGTCTTTAGACCTGTCAGACGAAGATAGTTATTACCCTGCAACTCCGCCGCGTCATTCAGGGTCTTGATCGTCTTAAACTCTAAAACAGTCTCGTTATTAATAATGATATCCGCCCTTAAATTACCAATCACATGCCCCTTGAACGGAATCGGAATGATTCTTTCAGATTCGTAAGGAACCCCCTTCTCACGTAGTAAAACTTCCATAGCAGTATGATATACTCTCTCACTGTACCCAGGTCCCAGTTGAGAATATATCTCTCGAGCCAGGTCTTCTATCATTAGATCCAACTAATTTTTCTTCTTTATCTACTATAAGATGGTAAATGATAGGAAGTCTATAAAAAATATAGCCACCCAACCGACGGAAAAACAACGCGCGGAAGCTGTGCGTAGACAGAAAAGAACCAAAGAGTTACTGTTGAATAAACGTAGAAGGGAAAGTATGATTAATCAACTTTCTCGTGCATTTAAACGGGTCAATATACCACGTAATTTTTTTAATCTTGGTACGGTAACCAGTATGAACAATCGGTACTTATCGGTTCGGTTAAGTCGGAAACTAATCGGAAATTTACAACAGATTTACAAAAAAACGTTGGATGAACGGGTCGAGTATGCAGGTTCGATACCTTTCACTGTAAATAATATACGAAATTACGCGAGGTTTGGTACACCAACCGCCCATACAAATCAAAAATTGGGTGGTGTAACTTTCACACAGGAAGATGTGACCCAGTATATCACGTATCATAGTCACCCAGCTCCAAAGGACATGGGACCACTTTTTACGTATCCGAGTGGACCCGATTTGAAATTGTATATAAACACGTATCCGAGTGTACAGGCAAATATTATCCTCGAAAAACAGGGATACTATATCATAGACCTCATCGAAACGAATATGAACAAACCTAACGCGGGTGAGGTGATCGAAACATTCGAGAGTCTCATACGTTCTAAAGAATTCGAGAGAGTCGCAGTGACATGGAGTAGTATCCCTTTTTTCCAAACTACCTCACCCATCTGGAAACGTACTATAAATAAGTACATAGA